GTGTATTTGAACAATTACCTCAAGGCATGGATTTCAAAGCATTTGATCCTACGCATCCTACATCTGCATTTGATTCTTTTACAACTAGCGTATTAAGAAGTATTGCATCAGGTCTTAATATTTCATATCACTCACTATCAAATGACCTTACATCAGTTAATTACAGTTCAATTAGACAAGGTGCTTTAGAAGATAGAAGCATGTATCAGATATATCAACAGTTTGTAATTGAACATTTTGTAAACCCAGTATTCCAATCATGGTTAGAAATGGCTATCTCAACAGGCTATATCAATTTACCTATGGGTAAATTCGATAAGTTTGCTAGATCAATTAACTTTATACCAAGAAGTTTTGCTTGGATTGATCCATTAAAAGAAATGCAAGCTAATGTAATAGGATTACAAAATGGAACACTTACCTATGCTGACATTAGTGCTAGCTATGGTAGAGATACTGAAGAACTTTTTGAACAACATCAGAAAGAAATAGAGCTAGCAAAACAATACGATATAGAACTAGCTTATCAACCATTTGGTCAGAAACTTCCTGTAGAAGCAAAGATACAGGGTGGAGATGATGAAGATGCCTAAGCCAAATGAAGGAATGAAAGTAGAAGCACGAAGAGGTCTCGACTGGCGAGAAGAATTTGGTCGAGGTGGTACTCGAGTCGGTGCTGTTAGAGCTAGACAAATAGTAGCTGGTGAAAACCTTTCTGACGATACAGTAAAAAGAATGTATAGCTTCTTTTCAAGACATGAAGTAGATAAGCAAGCAGAAGGTTTTAAACAGGGTGAAGAAGGTTATCCATCAAATGGCAGAATCGCATGGGCATTATGGGGTGGAGATGCTGGATTCACTTGGTCAAAAAGATTAGTAGAACAAATGAAAGAAGATAGAGCAGTATCAGGCAAAGCTCTTGAAATGATTAAAAATAAAGTAGAAGAACATAATGAAGAAGTTGGTGATGTTAAGTCAAAAAGAACCAACGTATCTACTTTATCAAAAGTTTATGAAAGAGGGATTGGTGCATATAAAACTAATCCAGCTTCAGTCAGACCATCAGTTAGTAGTCCTGAACAGTGGGCTGCAGCAAGAATTAACAGTTTCTTATTTGCTTTAAGAAACGGAAAATTCAGAAGCGGTAAACACGATACAGACCTACTACCTGAAGGACATCCTTTATCAACAAAAAATAAAGAGGAGAAATCTATGAAAGATAAAGAAGATAGACATATCCTCAATGTGAATGAGACTGATGATTCTGTAATCATTGAGTTCTCAAAGCATCATGAGGATGAACAAGAAGAAGGTGAAGCAGTAGAAATGGAAGCTGTTGACTCAGAAAGACCTTATCACGAAGAAGAAGAGGATAGAAAAGTAGTAGATATGCCAATGAAGTATAGAACTATTGATTTATCCGAAGCTAGATTTGTCGATGAAGATAATAGAAGAGTCAGAGTGGGTGTTTCTAGTGAAGAACCTGTAGAGAGAAGTTTTGGCATGGAAGTGCTAGGACACTCAGCCGATGATATAAACATGGAATTTATTTCATCAGGTAGAGCGCCATTATTGCTTGATCATGATATGACTAAGCAAATTGGTGTTATTGAAGAATTCAAACTTGATGAGACAGCTAAAAGGACAATAGCTGTAGTTAGATTTGGAAAATCTGCTTTAGCTCGCGAAGTATTTGAAGATGTAAAAGATGGTATTCGCATGAATATCTCTGTAGGTTACAGAATAGATAAGCTGGAACGATATTCTGACGATGACAAGGTTTATTACAAAGCAAAATGGACTCCAATGGAAGTTTCTTCTGTTAGTGTTCCTGCTGACCAATCAAGACTTGTTGGGGTTGGACGTTCTGAAGATAAACAAAATAAACAAACAACAAAGGTGAAAATAATGGAAAACGAAAAACAAGATATTAATCTTGATGAAGTTAGATCACAAACTGTTGCTGAAGCTAAAGCTGAATTCAAAAGAAACTCAAAAGAGATAATTGATTTAGCTGTTAAGCACAACAAAAGAGATTTAGCTGATAAAGCGATTGCCGATGGAATCTCTGTTGAAGAATTTAGAGGTGTATTACTAGAAAATATTTCTAATGATGTTCCTTTAGAAACTCCATCAGAAATCGGTATGACCAAAGAAGAAGTGAAGAGATTTAGTTTAGTAAAAGCTATTAGAGCTTTAGCTAATCCTTCAGACAGAAAAGCACAAGCTGATGCTGAATTCGAATTCGAATGCTCTGAAGCTGCTGCTAGAGAATATGGTAAAGATGCACAAGGCATCATGTTACCTGCTGATGTATTAAAAAACTGGAAAAGGGATATTAATTCATCTGATGATTCAACACTAATCGCACAAGATTACAAAGGTGGAGATTTCATTGATGTATTAAGAAATTCATCTTCAGTAATGCAAGCAGGTGCTACAATGCTAAGAGGATTACAAGGTAATGTTGTAATTCCTAAGAAAACTGCTGCTTCAAGTGGTGGTTGGATTGCTACAGAAGGTAATGCTGCTTCTGAATCAGAATTTACTTCAGGTTCAGTAACAATGTCACCAAAAGTAGTTGGTGCTTTTACTGATGCTACAAGATTGTTATTACAACAATCATCATTAGATGTAGAAAACTTAATCAGAGATGACTTAACTCAAGCTATCGCAACATCTATAGATTTAGGTGCTTTAGCTGGCTCAGGTTCAAGTGGTCAACCTACAGGTATTGCTAATACTTCAGGAATCAATACAACAACTTTTGCTGCTGCTAACCCAACATGGGCAGAGATTGTAGCTATGGAAAGTGCAGTTGCTAATGACAATGCATTAGTTGGTTCTTTAGGTTATATATGTAGACCTGCTGATTATGGAACATTAAAAACTACTGAGAAAGCAAGTGGAACTGCACAATTTGTAGTATCACCTGATGGTTCAATGAATGGTTACAACGTAATCAGAAGTAACCAAGTAACTTCAGGAGATTTCTACTTTGGTAATTTTGCTGACTTACTAATCGGTATGTATGGTGGTCTTGATATTACTGTTGATCCTTATGCATTATCAACTTCAGGTGGAGTAAGAATTGTTGCTCTACAAACTGTTGATGTTGCTGTAAGACACGCAGTATCTTTCTGTAAATCAAGTGACTAATTAGCATGATGAAATGGAATGGCGGTAGCAATACCGCCAACTTAAGTATGAAAAAATTTTTAATAACAAGCGATACAGTTGCAAATGGTAAAAAAGTATATGCAGGTGATGTCGTTGAATTAAACGAAGGTGTAGGTCATGAACTTTGTGCTTATGGTAAAGCTCAACCTCATATTGAAAAACCTATAAAGGAAAGTGTCAATAGAAGTGTTGGTTTGAAAAAATCAAGTACAAAACCTACAAAGAAAAGAACTAAAAAATAATGGCTATAGAAAGTGCAGCAGATTTTAATTCTTATGTTGACTCTACAACTGGGCATGGGGTTACTGCTACATTTTTTGAAGTACAACAATCTTTTTGGGATTCTAGGGTTGGATTAATTGATACTTGGTTTGATATTGACTCAGGTAACACAACAAATATTAATATTATTATTGATCAAGAGTATTTTGATATTGCAAGCGGTACTATTCCTGTTGCTGGTTATCAACCTAGAGCAATACTGAAATCAAGTGATGTACCTTACATATCTCATGAAGATAAATTAGTTGTTAATGCTATTACAACGGATCAAGGTAATGTATTAAAAGCAGAAACTACTTTTTTAGTTAAAACAGTAGAGCCTGATAATACAGGATTGGTTTCATTAGTTTTAGAGGAGCAGTAATGTCTCAATTTAGATTAGAAACTGAACTAGATATGGCAGGATACCTTGATATAGATTTTGGTCATGGTGTATCAGCAGTTTTTACTAATAGTGGTGGTACAAGTACAACAATAAATATCATTTTAAATAATGAATATGTTGAACAAGAAGAAGGCATAGGTGTTGAAGCACTAAAACCTGTTGCTTATTGCAGAACAATAGATATACCTAGTATTGGATTTGGTAATAGATTAGATGTATCTGCAATTAAAGATGTTAATGGAAACATATTGAAAGCAGCACAAAATTATACTGTTGTAAATATTCAATCAGATCGAACAGGTTTTTCTGCATTGATGTTAGAGGAAATCTAATGGCGAATCATATAAGACAACAAATTAGAGAATACTTTGGAACAACATTAAATAATTTAACAACTACTGGTACAAGAGTTTATGAATCTAGGGTTTATCCATTAGAGACAGTACCAGCATTAGCTATATACACTAAATCAGAATCAAGTGAACCAATAGTAATTGGCACTGACAGGTTAATGAGTAGAGATTTAAGTGTAGTAGTTGAAGGCTATGCAAAAGCTACAAGCAACTTCGATGACACGATAGACACAATAAGCAAAGAGGTCGAAGAAGCAATCATGGCAGATAGAACTCTAGGTGGTTTGGCAAAAGATACATATCTTGAGTCAACTGAAATTGAATTTAACGCGGAAGGTGAAAAACCATTGGGATATGTCTCAATGACCTTCTTAACTAATTACTACGTTAAGGAAACTAATCCTGACGTAGCAGTATAAGGAGACAATTATGAAAATGATTAGTCCTGATGGAAAAGTTTCTATAAAAGCTCACCCTTCTAAGGTTGAGTCTTTATTGAATATGGGTTGGAAAGAGGAAGCAGTCCATTCGCAAGATAAAGTTAAATCTTCTTCTAAGAAAAAGTCGAAAGACGAGGTAGAAAATGGCAACACATAAAGGAAGTGAAGGAACTGTAAAAGTCGGTTCAAATGCTGTAGCTGAAATAAGGTCTTATTCTATTGAAGAAACTGCTGATACTTTAGAAGATACTTCAATGGGTGATACTGCAAGAACTTTTAAATCATCATTGACTTCTTTCTCAGGAAGCGTAGATGTATTTTGGGATGAGACTGATACAAGTGGTCAGGGTGCTTTAACTATTGGTTCAGAAGTAACATTAAATGTTTATCCTGAAGGTGCTGATAGTGGAGATACTTACTATACAGGAACAGCTATTGTGACTGGTGTATCAAGAAGTGCATCATTTGATGGATTGGTTGAAGCTAGTATTTCAGTACAAGGTACTGGTGCATTAACATCAACAACAGTATAAAACCATGTCAGCAATAGACAATGCTAAAAAACATTTTGCAGAGCAAGATGTAAGAGTAATCGAAGTGCCTGAATGGGGTGATGAAGATAAACCTTTAAAAATATATAGTAAGCCATTGACGTTAGCTGAAACCTCTAAACTTTATAAAATGAGTAAAGAGGATGATTTAACGATGATGGCTTATGTATTAATTTATAAGGCACTAGACGAAAATGGAGACAAGCTATTTGATTTAGGTGATAAAAATGCCTTATTGAATCAAGTAGATAGAGAGATATTAGTTGACATAGCTCAAAAAATAATGGGTCAAGAACCTATTGAG